TTACGCTATCAAGATTGGGTATGCGTTCTTTTATCTCCTCGATTTTTTGATCTAATGTTTCTTCAAGCCCGTCCACTCGCTCGTCCACTTTTTCGATTTCATTCAAAAGATAAACTTCGGCGTTCGTTCGAGCGCCTTTAAACGCCATCTCCAGCAATCGTTTGTCTTTTCGTTTCAATTCGTGGGGCATTTGACTTCGTTTTTTATATATGATAAGTGAAACGATAACAGGAGCATATGATAATAATCGGTGTCATCATATTCTTAATCATATTTATCATCTGGCTTTTTGCGTCCTCTGACCCAAACCAAGGTGGAAAATTTTATATTGATTAGTTATTGGGCCGCTTTCAGGAATTGTTTCTCTTTATTCACTGCGCTTTTCTGCAAAAAATTAAACATAAATTCTATTGCTCCTTTGGGGTCTCCTCTTAAAGCGGCTTGAGCATCTAATCCTGCTTTCGTTATTTCTTGACGGAAAAGTCCTTTTTGGCGCGAGTTCCCTATCAAATCGGTTGCGATAGAAGACATTACGGCATCGTCCATTAAATCTATCCCCGTAATTTCTTGAATTGATTTCATAACTTCACGAGGCGTTCTTCCTCTTTCAGAAAGAACCTGTTTTAATAGAAATTCGGCACCAGCTTTTCTGTCGGTATATGATTTTAGTTCGTTATAGGCATCTATAAACTCTGAATACTTTTTAAGATTTCCAGCTTCTGACTTTCCTACAATTTCAGCGGCAGTATCCGCTATTTGTTTACGGACAGTACGGGAAAGAGGATCAAGAGAACTTGATACTTCCCTTATTGCTTTTGCGAAGTTTATTTTACTATCAAAGAGATTCCGCAAATCAATAAGACGCTCCAGATCGGGGCTTTGCTTTACTGTAAGCAGATCTTCGTAAAGTTCACTAAGGGCTTTTATTTCCGCATCAGAATTGATACGCTTTACTGTCCCCGCTTTTTGTTGAATAACACCGTTTTTGATTTCTAAATTAAGTTTGGATATTTCGTTTTTAAATACTCCTTCTATTTGGTTAACTTTATTTATATTGGCTTTATATGTAGATACCTTTTTTCTAAATTTTCCGATTTCACTGCCGGTATCATTCAGTATTGTTTCCATTTTCGTTACGGCTGTATCCACATTTTTTGCCCCATGCTCTAATGGAGTTGGCAAAGTATCAAAGTTATTTCGCGCGTGAGCCACATCAAAGTATTCTTTCAACCTTTCATGTTTCCCCGCAATGCGATTTTTAATATCGGGGGAAATACCGGCCCATCGTTGCAATATATTCGGCTTGGCCGTAACTTCTTCCGTCTTAGCTAAAATCTCGGCTGGTTTGGCCGTAACTTCTTCTTTTAGGGATTCATCGGCTTGTTTTATTACATCCTCTATATTGCTTATTTGTTTCGGCCTGCCGAAAAGAGTTGTTTTCGTCTTTTCCGTCATATCATTCACGATCTTTCCAGTTTTCTCTATAACTGGAATTGTTATGTCAGTTTTTAACATGGCTCGAACTTTATCTGGCAGAAATTCTAATAACGGCTTATTAAGCAATTTCAAAGTTTCCACGGAGCTTTTACCAGCTTGATTAGAAAGAATCTTAGCTATATTTTTGCTCAATCCGAGAGAAATAAGAGGCAAATCTGCAGCTATATTTATCCCTTCAGCTAAATTTTTACTCACGCCAAGTTCCCGCAAGGTTTTACCAAGCGTTCCCATTTTACGTTCTTTTACAACACCCCCGACAAGTTCTTCAACCATGTTGGCAAAATCTTCTTCTGATTCCGTATAAGGAGCTATAGCGGCGGCTATTCTTCTACCCGTAGGAGTAAACCCTGAAATTTCCCCGACTTCTTTGCCGAATTCTTTTAATTGTCCGAATGGACTGGAAACTCGTGCCTCTTCTGCTTTGGCGGATTCAAACTCCCTCGTTTTTTGCTCAATAATCGCTTTTCTTTCAGGAGAAAGCGCCTGAACATCTTTTGGAGTTCCCTGTGCTTTTTTTACAAATTCGTCAAATGAAAGCGTCGCCATATTATTGAACTATTGCGATTGAACCATCCGCTAATACTCGGCCTTTGACTCCATTGACCTCTATAATATCTCCCACCTTATAATCTTTTCCCCCAAGTTTTATCGTGCTGAAACCAACTATTGAAGCACTATTCGCCTTCAGTTTTGTATTAAGAGTCCCATTTATTTTTGTTGCAAAGTTATCTATCCTTTTTTTAGCATTCGGCCCTAAGAAAAACGCTTCCGTGAATCGTCCAGGCAACTGATTTGTGTAAAACTTTTCTTCTTGGGTAGTAAGAGCCGCGCCGGTTCTCGCGCGCGCGAGAAGATCAATTATTTCCGTTCGCAAGTCAATATATCTCTGCTGGGCAGTTGAACCAAAAATTTTACCAATAGTACCGGCAACAACGCCGCTAATTCTTTCTTTTTCGAGACGTTTAAGGTCTTCCGTTTTCTTGAAAATATCGTAGAGGGCGGTCATTCCATCTATTCTTGCGTCAGATATATCGGGTTTTACCCCCGTATTCACATCAATAATCGTACCTTCTTGTTTAGGCATTTCTTTTGCGAACTGTGAAACTACGCCAAACATTCCTTTCGGAAGTCCGGTTGGTATTTTGCCCGTTGATGCCCACTGCTGGGCATAAGCTACCAAATCAATAGAGCTTAATCCTTCTGTATCCTTCGGCTCCCTCCCCGCCGCCGCTTCTCTTGTTTTATAATTTAATAATTCATTAACTGTCGGCAACCTGCCCGTATCCCTCAAAAACGCTTGTTCAAAATCGCCTTGAACGGAGGGTTTCAGCTTGATTTGCGCCTGTAATGCCGTCAAATCCCGGATAAAAGCGGCGGACTTCGGATCGAGGGCGGTAATTTTCGCCGCTATATCCGCTTGGCCGTTGTCCATCGCCGATCTGGCGATATTTTGAGCGTTGTCTATTTGGTCTTTCTGCAAGGTGAATTTCCGATCTTCTTCTTTCTGTTTTTTCTCCGCCCTCGTCTTTTCCTCGGCAGTGAGAAAATCAAAAATAGAATTTCTCAAATCCTTTTTATACGCATATTCGTTTTCGATATCTTTTAATTTTAGCCGGAATGCGGTATCCAGTTTATCTTGGGCCGCTTGTAATGTGCTTTGCGCGAACTCCGCCTCGCCTTGGAGAGAAGCGATTTTCGCTTGAGCCGCAAGCGCTAGGGCCTGCAAGGGCAACGCTTCGATGGCGGCTTGGCGATTTACTTCCTGCTGTTGGCGGTTCAAAATCGTCCCCACAACCTGTCCCTGCGACGCTTGCCGTTCCGAAATAAGATTCTGGGCGTTCCGTTTATCAATCACGCCTTGTATTTGCGCCTGGACGCCCGCCAATTCGGCCTGCGCCGATTTAACGTGTTGCTGGCGCATCCGCGTTTCCTGTTGCGCCGCTTCAATTCCCGATTGACCGTATACGCTGGCATACGCGGTTTCTAAGCTCGGGGGCTGGGAAGGCGTTAATCCCATCAGGATATTGATACGCCGGGTAAGATCGGAATCCGTATCGGATGGCGCGGGCGGAGGAGGAGCCGCTCCAATCAAGCCCTGCCCGCCGGCAATGAGCGATTGATAGTTGGTGGTATCCTCGGGTTTCGGGAGAATAGGAATAATCTGCGCCGGTTGCAATACCGAAGAATCGATGATCTGCCCCGTGGTCGCGGAAACAACCCCTTTGGCCGGGTCTTGATATACTCGTCTGCCTTGCGCGTCCGTATAGATTTCCGCCATACGCTATACTTTCAATAATATGACCGAAAATGTGTTATCCACCGTGGCGTTCGTAGCTAACGTGATCGTCAGCGTCGTCCCCGATACCGTGATATTGTCCACAAATTGATCGTTATTGCCCGTTGGCCGCCATCCCAGAATAATACTCCCGCTCGTAACCGTCCCCGTCCCGCTCGAGCTTCCAGCCGTTACGGTTACCGCCACCGTTTCCGTATCCAATTCGGCTTGACCGATGCTGTCGGCGGCTACCGTAGCGGTAACGTTGGAGGGTTGCACAATTTTCCCTTTAATGTCCGCAGGGCCGCCTCCGGTCTTTTTATTCAAAAGATAGCGGATGTCTTCCCATTCTCTTTTTAGAAGATTGGTTTGTTGTATTAGAAGATTGATTTGTTGTCGCAGTTCGTCCATATTACGCGGCCTCGTATTTACGTCCTATGATTTCTTCGTTGAACGAAAATCCGGTGACTTCCGCGCCTCCGGTTGATTCGACGCGGAATTGGATTTCTTTGTAATATTTCGGCAACGCCGCCCCCGACGACTCAATGTTATTCGCCGTATGGGAAATGGAATTGTCGACGGTATCGGTAAAAATCGTCGTATAGGACGTCTGCGCGTTCGTCCGGTACTTTAAAACAATCTGTCCGGCGGCGGGCAGAAAAACCGTGGTAACGGTACAATCCACCAAACTTTTATAGGAAGCGGCATCGCCTCCGTTGAAAATCTGTGTCTCGTAAATCGAGGTGATGGTATAATTCGCGGCGTCATCCGTTTTCGTGACCTTCCCTCCCGTGGAATGATTGATGAACCAATAATCCCCAGCCGCGCCGAAACTGTTGATATGAAAGTTGGCGGCGTCCACCGCTTCCTCCGTATAATCCACGGCAAGAGCGAAATTTGAATTCTCGTTTTTTCTGCCAAAAACCCAGATACCCAAATGAAACGTGGATTCCGTCGCAGTGCTCAATCCAAAAGGAACGGAAGCCGCCCAGTACAACTTATTGTTTTTCACTGCGGAATTTCTCGGAAACCTCGTTATGGTGTTGGGAAACGCCGTCGCATCCGCCGTAACCGCCTGATTCGCCACCACTTCTTTCACTACCTGCGGAATGCCGCCCGCCCACAAACGAATCACCATCGATCCTTTGGAAAGCCCCAACACGGATGAAAGATATTTATCCGAAACGCCCACCAGCCGTCCTTCGATATTTCCCAGAATCCGCAACGCGCCTTCGCCCCAATCAAGAATATCCGAGAATGTGCTGGCGACCATATCCCAAATGAAAATCTGCGAACGCCCCGCGGGGATGTTTATATTGGACGTTCCGTACGCGCATCCGATAGCCAAGTACGTTCCGTATCTTGCGGCGCAAGTAATGCGCATATCGCTCGGTATGGCCGGGGCGACATTATCCGAAATCGCGCTCGATGAATTCACCTTTACGACTTTGTTGTTATAAAACAGATAAAGATTGTTGTCTGAACCCACCACTCCCTGCGCCACGGAAGTTATAGTTGAGCCGAGCGTCGCCGCGGTATCGGTGAACGTACCGTCAATAACCCATTTTGACACGTTGGTTGTGCCGGAAAATAACCATAAGGTTGATTGCCATTCTATAAAACAGCCGTTGATACGCGCCGGCGAACCAGTGGCCTCTGCGGTTGCCGGAAGCGTCCAATTCCCGGTGGTGGGATTGGATTTATAAAAGATTTTTGGATAATTATTAGCCGCGATTCTTCCCAAGCCGTACAGTCGTCCGTCAAGACCCAGAAAAAAATCTTTTACATCGTACTGTTCCATCCCCGTAGCCGAAGAACCGTCATTCGTATCGGCTTCCGTCGAACGATACGGCGTGAGCTTGAAAGGATTTGAAAAAATATCAAAGTGTTTCACCAATGCGCCCATATTGGAAACCGGCTGTCGCGGATCATCCGCAATGCCTCCGTCAAATCTGTTAATCACTGTCGGGATAATGAGTCCCATATATCAATCTTTTGACGCGTAAATCGTCAAACGGGTATTCGCGCTGAATAACGAGCTCGATAAGCTCGAATAGATGGTGATGGTGGAAATGCTTACCGACGTATTATGCCAGGAACCGGAGAATTCAATGCGCTGCGTTTCCGCTCCGGCGTTCGCGCCGGGGCCTATTGCCGTCCCGGTTATGATCTTCGGATTCGTAGCCGTATTGACGATTTGCGCCGTCATCTGCCCGGTATTGGCGAATCCGGAACCCACCGACAAATCAATGAACGTCGCGGAGGTGGTCGCGGCATCCGCGCCGAAGTTCAATGATCTGCGACTCGAATAATTCCCCGCGATATCTCCGTTGAAACGGACGGAAGGATCGTATACCGTGCTTGCGCCCGCGACGAAAAGGTCTATGATATACATTTTTCTCGCCGGAAGATTATGCACGGAAATCGTATTGCTCGTCGAGCTTGAGATGGTCTCCCCGACTTGCTGCATATCGGGCGGCGAAAACGAAATTGCTCCTTTTCCGTCATACGAAAGAACGGTGGAAGACGCCGTTTGATTTCCTCCGGATGCGGCGGTCGAGGGCTTGGCGCCGAAAAAATACGTTTGGCCGTTCAGAGTGAGTTTCGAGCCGTCAACGGAAAGATGGCCGACGGTCGTAGTCGCGCCCGTGAAAGTAACCGGCGTTCCCGAAAAAGTCGTGGAGGCCGTCCAGGTATAATTCGCCGCCTGGTCTATGGACGAAGTCGCCCATATCGGCGCCGTTCCCGCCCCTTGCGATTGGAGAAATTCCCCCGAAGCTCCCGTGCCATTCACCACCTTGATGCCGCTTGCGCCGTTTCCTAATAATAAAAGATTCGATGTCGGCGAAGTTGTTCCCGTGCCGTTATGGGCGACGCCGATAACGGTCCCATTCCAAACGCCCGTGATTATCGTTCCGACAGACGCAAGATTCGCCAGGGTCGTTATTGCCGCCACCGACGTAGTGGAGTTCTCGATTTTATACGCATTGAGATTCGCAAAATTGGTATTGATGGTCGCGCGAGAATCCTTCAGCGTATCCGTCCCCTGGATAGTCGTAATGTCCGCGCCTAATTTCATAACCGAAGATGTTAATTCAAAAACAGATACGGGAGCATAGTTGTATATGCCCCATAAGGAGGCAAAAACCGTGGCGGCACTAACGATAATATTGATAACAATACTCATATCAGTTCCTGGATTCGTTCGTTATCGTTATCGCGGTATTTTTTGATTCGGAAACCATCGGCGTGTTGGGATTATCCCACGTCCCCGTGGATTCATCCCAGGTATCGGTCGCTTCGTCCCATGTAACCGTATCGCCGCTTTTACCTTCATTGGCAACGGTGGCATTATTTTTATTTTCGTTCGTGATGGTTACCGCCATATTTAAATAAATGAAATGCGTTTTTTTGTCATTACCTTTCTTTTGTCCGCTTCGCGGTGGCCATAAAATTCAATCAGATCATGTTTCATTTCATCGACTTTCAATTTGAATAACGGCACGCGATCTTTCTTGTAATTCTCGCAATAGGGAATAGCCGACATGTAGGACAGAATGCTGTGGAATTGCGCGGCAAATCCCGGCTCTTTCGTTCCCGTCGTAACCTGTGCCGACGTGAAAAGATCGGCATTACGCTTGAACCATATGCGAAGTCCGGCGGCGAGCGTTACATGGGTCGAAGTCGGCGCGGGATACAGGCGGATGGTATTTCCATTTTTGTCGTACCAAATGGGAAATCCCGTTTGCGGATTTCCCGCAGCGGTCAGCCCAAAATACTCTTCCGGCGATTGATAACCCAATTCCTGATGGTCAAGGGGTTTCAGGCGAATATACATTGCTGGCGATTGAACATTCAGAATCTCCACCGCCTCGATGTCGAGAAAATGGCTCGAATACGGCCCGGCGGTTTGGGGATTGAACGAATAATCTTCCTGGCCTTCCACGAGCGTAAATGTCCCCCGAGGATGGTCGGTGTAATTGGAATCATCGAAGTTCCAAGTACCATCCGCGCCGATAATCCATCCGATAACGGTTTGGTAGGCGTCATTCGCGGTAATGAGTAAATTCGCCGCCGTATAAGAAGTGGTATCGGAATCGGTGAGAAAACGAGTTAAACTTTGAATGTCTGCAATTGTCATATTAGTATGTGTATTCTCCTATATGCCCAATGGAAATCGTCGGATCGCACCATATCTCGATTTCTTTATCCCCCGCCAAATCGCAAAACCACGCATCTTCTCCTCGCGCGATTTGACCCGTAGGGAATGTTTTGAATCCAAACCAAGGACGTTCGATTTCTGTGAATACCGCCATATCCACGAGCATCACCCCGCAGCCAACAGCTTTGGTTTGGAATAATGCAGTGGGCAGTTCAGTCATGCCTTCAGGAAGTTCTACGGTATGTTTCAAGGGTAAAATACGGGAATTGGATGCAACACCGATGATGCGTTTGCCGTGCGCCATAAGACAATCAAGTGTTTCTGGGGGAAATACCATATCGTCATCCACAAAAAGCAGATAATCGCATTCCGTATTTAATGCTTGCACCGCGATATAATTGCGATTCTCCGCCACGGTATAACCTTCAGTTGCAAACACAAAATAGAATTCATATCCGCCATGCGCGACCAATGCTAAAAGCGATTGAGCGGTTTTGGTTCTCAGACCCCGATTCGTTGGTACACCAATAGCGATTTTCTTGTCCATGTCTCCGCCCACAAGGAAAGGGCGGAGGATGGATACGAAAACCCATCAATTCGCTACGTTGATATCGTAGAGAAGAGTGTTGTATCCGGTCGGCACGAGCGTGCCATAGTCCACGCGGGATACAATAGAGAAACCGGAAAGCGGACCGTCTGCATTGGACGGCTCCTCATCCACGACGAGTTTCCCGTAGGTGGCATTGAGAATACCGACTTTCATCAGTTTCTTCACCCCGGCGAAAACATGGTTGGCCACGTTATCGTTCGAGATGTAATGCGTCGCACCAAGAAGTTCATATCCCCGCGAAATGCCGTTTTTGAGAGCGACATCCGCAAGATTAAAGCCGTTCGCTTGCGCGAATTGCTCCAAGAACTCGAAGTGAGTCGGCCCCCAGACGAAGAAAAGACCGTAACGATTCATCATTTCTTCGCCATTGGCGACGGCAACAATCCGACGAGTGCCCCGCACGATGTCGTCAATGTTATTCGAACTGACCGTGATCGCGGTAGCAACACCGGATGTAATTGTACCCGCCGAATCACCGATATTCGTCCAGCTCGAATGATCGTCAAGCACGCCCGCTTCAATGTTTTCGTTGATGAGTGCGCCTTGGCGATCCGCAACTTCAATCTGATTTGCATAGGAACACTGCGCCATATCCGCACGATCAATATAAACCGGAACTGTCCGGTAGGTATTGATAGTGAGCGTTTCGTTCGTCAGCGCGAAATCAGAGAAGCCGTAAGCCGAACCTCGCGTTCCCGTTTGTACGGAAAAGACCGTGCTCATATAGGGCACGTTGATGATTTGCGAGTCAGTGTAAATGACATCGCAAACGTCTTTCCAGTTAATGGGACGCTTAAGCCGTTGCTGGAGTTTCGTTGTCCACTCTTCCTTGTATACGCCTGTATTAAGTGTATTGGCTATTTTTGTCTATCTTCTTGCTATTTTTTCAAATAGTTGTCCGTCTTTTTATGACATTCCATGCAGAGTGTTCTTCCATTATTTACATCCCATAATTGAAGGCAGTTCAACGCATCATTCAACATTTGTACTTTACATTCGCGTATGATTTCTGCAAACGATTTTGGGTAATGATCTGCTTGAAAATATCCTTTTTGCGTTCCACATATTACACAGGAATAGTTATCCCGTAAAAATATATTAGAACGCCATTGACGGTATTTGAATAGTTCGCGGATTGATTTATGGAAGGGATGTTTCTTTATTTCTCTCCACTTCGGGTGTTCTCTCCCGAATTTTCCTTTATTAGGATTATGTATCCGCATCCGTTCATAAGTATCTGGTCTTTTTCTTCCCTTACCGTAAGTTTTTACTCTTTCCAATTTTGGCTTCCATTTCCAATGTCTAGCACCAGATATATCAGGCCGTTTCTTCCCCAACCAGTAACGAGCGCTATTCTCGCTCATCTTCTGCCGTGATTTCGCAGTAGGTTTTCTTCCTAACATCCATTTTCCTACACCTACTTTCTTTGCGGTTTCACTGACTTTCCGTTTAGATTCGGCCGTCCATGCGGGTTTATATCCTTTGATGAATTGTCCTTTGGAGTTTCGCATGTTTCCATGCTACTCCATTCTTTTCCATAAATCAATCCGCGAACATTATTTACAAGAGAATAGTATCGTTATAGCTAATGCACCGAGCGAAGCGGATTACTCGACCATTATGCGGAATCGGGAGACCCAAACGCGCTTTTTTCTTTCTCGTACCGAAGATCAACGATTTTTTCCCGCAATGTGCGGTTCTCCGGCACGTCCGGCGGCATCTCTCCTCGCTGTATCCAGTATTCCGGCGTTTGCTGTGAGGGTGCCGTTGGTGAGCGTTTTGAATCAGAAGGTATTGCTTGCTTCGTGATTCGCAGCTCTTGACGTTCCTTTAAGTCCGATTGGAACCATTTGGAACCCAAGATCGCCGCTTGTGTTTTCCCCGTTTCCTTTAAGGTCTCGCGTAGAAATTCCACATCCTCATCATGCTCAACCTTGAGCGCGTCGGATTTCGTATTGTGGAACGCCAGTTGAGCGAAATCCACATCGCTCGATGGTTTCGGCTTGAATTCCGCTTCGGGCTTCGGGGGTTCTTTTTCTTTCCCCGTTTTTATCCATTTTCCGTCTTTATCCTGTTCAAAGCCCTCCGCTTTTTTAGCTCGTGCAAAAAGTTGCCGGTTCAAATCCATCAACCGTTTATTCTGGCCGGTTGATGTCGTGAAATATTCTTTGCGAGCATCGTCATCGAGCGTATCAAAATCCGCTTCGATAACTTTTTCCTCATGGAGAGAGTCGAGGTTCTCAATTTCATTTGCCATATTTTGAAGAGCGTTAGGTTTGCTCAATAATTTCCGTATTGAAGAGTTCGGATTCTCTAATTAAAGCGCCTTGAATATCGCCGTACAACTTCCATCAGGAGCGTATCCTCGATAATCCCCCGCATACGAATTTGAGATTTTAACATTCAGTGCGCTCTTCGGCGGGAATAATTCATTCGTATTTATACCGTCTTGCGTCGTTGAAGCGTTGATGGCTTTGAACTGTCCTCCAACCGCCCCATTACTTGTCGGACTGAAGTTCGGGAACAACTGAATCACACTATCAATTGCTGTTGTCGTACCCAGATTTCCATCCAACTGCCTTGCGATAACGAGAAGCGGATTACCCGATCCGGCAGCAGATGTGGTTGCAACGCTATCCGCGTTGTTCCACGCAACCGTCATACTTTCCAGCGTACTGGTTGCCGTTGGCGATATGATGTGACAAACCGTTGTCGTGGCTTGCGTGAATCTCTGACGTTCATAGCGAAAGCCCACGCCTCCTATGGAGAGATCGGACTGAAAATCTTGTCCTGGCGTCGCTCCCAATTTCCCATCACTTACCTCATGGATAACTTCTCGAATAACCGAATCCGATGAGCCGAAGTAAGATACGATAAGAGCGACTCCGGCGGCCAGAAGAACGGTTATCCCAATACTTTTCGTGTTTGACATATTACTTCTTCCTCCTACCTAATTTTACTTCGACCTTTGATTTCCGTTTAAGCGGCTGTACTGGTTCATCGGTTTCTTCTTCTTGAATTTTTGCTAGTTCCGCAAGTTCCTCTTCCATTCTCTCCTGTTCCGCGAGTTTATCATGGAGAGAAGGCATCCGTGCATTATGAAGCATGATAGGTTTTATGTTGAGACATCATTTTCATTCGACCTGCGCCTTTCATAGATTTCATAAGACGCTTTTTTGTTTTTCTAGATTTCATCTTCGGCATAATAATAGAGCTACATTACGAATAATAAACGACCTACAACGACCTACCTCGTTTCGATAAAGATAATTGCGTCTTCCGTCCCGTTCGAAAATGTTACTCCTAGGACGGACATCTGTCCACATCCATATGTTTGCGCTTCATATGCAACCGTTGTGGATGCGGCTTGGAAGATTCCGATTTTCGGCGTGGATGTTCCCTGAAGCGCATTCGCATACAAAGTGAGCATTACCGCGTTTCCCGTTGTTGTGATGATTCTTGCGCTGCATGTGGTCGTCGCCGTCAGGATTTTAGCGATGTTTCCGATAAGAAACGTGCTTGATGTCGCCACGTTCACTTGCAACCCAGGAGGTGCAGAGCTTTCTGCCGGTTCCGATACCGTCCAAAATCCGACCACGGCAAGTACAAGAAGCACCAGGACAGAAATGAACGATAGTGTCTTTTTTTTATTCATAATGCGGGATTATGTTTTATCTTCATGTCTTCGACCTTTTTATAAGTAAGAATAATCTTAAACGCCCGATCTAGTATCCGCACCGCTTCAGCTCGCGCTCGGACGATCGTTCCCAATTGTGCATCGGAAAATGTATCATTCACTGAAGCAAGAATAAAGTTTTGCATAGGGTCGGCTTGCAACATTCCTTCGTAATACATTCCCCGTAACATTATTTTCTTCACTGCTTCGTGCATCAGTTTATTATCGGCGAATTGCCGCAATTGAGATTTTTCCGATTCGTTGAGGTATTCCATATCAAGCAACCGTCATTCCCGCTCTTGCGGGTTGTTCAGCGAATGCTTCTATTGGCGCAAGAGTTTGCGGCGGATTCTGCGTCGGTTGCGCTTGCCGGTAGCGTTCTGCGCCAAATTCAAGAGGCGAAAAACCGCTTGATTCAAGAATTTGATTAAAAAGATCAGCAATCCTCGGATCATCCAGCATTTGTGGCGCGGCGACAATTTGACGGAAAATATTGACTAACTTATCCGTTTTCAACGCAAGATCTTTTTGCTTGCCGACGATATTCACGCGCACGGAGAATGATACGTCTTTAAAATCATCCGCAAAAATTTGGATGAATTTTCTGCGGCCTCCGCGTAAGAATTGCATCCTCGCATTTTCTTTCTCCAGAGCAACTTCGTCTTCGGATATCATTTCACCGTTCAAAATACGTTCGACAATGAACGTTCTTGCGATATTATCCATAACTTTTTCGGAAACCATCTGCAGTTCCTCCCAATCTAATTCGGCAAGAAATATATGATCTTTCGATATCTCTCGAGCAATGTGCGGGATAATCCAATCCTGATAGATTCCATCAAGGAATACGGCAAGTTTACCGCGACGATATTCGTGCAATCCCCTTCCCTCGATAGTGAGAAGCTCTTGAAGCTTAAATGGCGTGCCTGAAGGCGGCTGTATGCCCTGGAGGGCCTCATTTGCTCCTCCCATCTGCAAAGCCATTTGCTCCCATTCGTTTATTTTTCTTTCAAAAAGCGCAAAGCTCCTCGGTATGCTATCTATTTGGTTAATATCTTTTCCCTCGGCTAATACCATAATCTCCTCGTTGTCCAAATCCTTAATTTTATTTCTTGCGGCAAACGCGGCATCGTCGGTCTTATAGAGAACTTTAGAAGCTGCATGCAACATTTCATGGAGCCGAATTTCACTGTAATTCGTCCATAGTTGCGGTTCAAAAAGTTCTTCTGCTCCGCCAAGGCCAAGCGCCCGGCCATAGATTTCATCACGCAAAACAAGCTTGAAAACATCCTCCGTCTTTTCTTTGCCTTTAAAAATCGTCTGCCATTGCTTTTCATCCTTATCGTTTCGATAGCATGAAACAATGTGAAGTTGGCCTATGTATTTCTTTTCTTCGTTGTCGCCGTCATCTTGCAGCCAATTCGCCGGAAACGTACCGTGCACTTCATATACTTCGATATATTTTCCCGGCGTAATAACTTTTTGCCCTTCGGTTCGATCAAAATCCTTGACGTTTTCCGCAAATTGAATAAGCTCTTCAATACTCACCGTCGCGCCGTTCTTCTTGTTGCCCCAGCCATTGCTTCCCATTTTCCTTAATTCATCGGGGGAAAAAAAATGTTTAATGATAATCGGCCCCGAAAGGATATCCGTCTGATCACAAATAATACTTTGCAGTTTGACGACCTCGGGCCGGGCATCGTCCATTTTCTTTATCAATGCGCCGCCAAAGTCAACATATGATTCCACCATCTCGTCAATAAAGGTGTCGAGTTTATTTTCCCGCGCCCAACGATCATGGTATTTCTTCGCCAAGAATGATTTATGGTAGTTCTTTTCGTCATTAACGAATAACTCGATATCCTTTACATCAAATCCTTCCGTGCGATATTGAATGTTCAAAACGGGACGAATGATATTTTTAAATGGCTTATCGCCGAAATTACCGCCATCTTTATAATGAGAATTCTTATAGAGTACGGATAACCGGATGTGCTCTTTCATCGAAAACGAAAATCCGTCTATGACGTTAATCGGCGTCATATAAGAGATTTCCTCGGCTTGAATAAAATCGTAAATGTTCTGATGATTCATAACGATTGCTGGTATATTTTCACTAAGTTTCTTCTCGAAATGTCTGCAAATTTATATGTCCCGAACAATTGTTTTATCTGACGCGCAAAAATCAATCGTTCCAATTTTTTCTCTCCATGACGCATGGTAAGTATGCCTTTGGAAGTATTTTTTATTTCAGCGGAAATCGTTTCTTTCATGACGAGCATCGCTCCTTCAAGAGTATCGCCGTATGACACAAATTCTTTGCCATTAAGCACGAGAGTAAGAATATACGCTTCCTGCTGGCCAGACGCAGGAATTATATCAAATACTTTTTTCTTATTTTTTGTATCGCGTATTTGCATATTGGATTTTATAACGCCGGATTAACTCTTTTCTTCGCGGGAGGATGCGAAAAGCTATCGTAGAACTCTTTTTGCCGAATGACGGGAATGAGTGAAGTCATGGCGTATCGAGCCGCGTCCAGACAGTGATCGTTTCCTTTTATCGGTTCATTCAGCATTTTGCCGTTCTTATCCATTTCCCAGAGATAATTCCGATATTCTTTCAAGAGATTTATGCTTCGTCTTGTTACGCTGATGCGCTGACCCTGTATAACTCCGATCCCGTAATTCACCGAGTCCTTTCCTTTCTGCGCCGGCATGACGTTTAATCCGAATTGCCGTATCTCCTCGATGCTTTTTGGTTCTGCGGCATCCGCGATGGCAAGTTTTTGTGATTGATTCTTTAGGATATCGGCGATGTCGTTATTGAGGAGCCCTCGCTGATACGCCACCTCGTCGAAGATATATCCGCCGTTTAAGTAATAAATCGCAATAATAGCCGCAGGATCATTGGAATACCCGAAATCAATTCCGTATCGTTCCAATCGCGCTTCGTGAGGAATTTCACCGTCAATGATTTTCCATCCCGAGTAAATCTTTCCCTCTACTTCTCCCAACTCTCCCAGGCCGTAGACCTTGTACCATCCGGGACGGTTTTTCCTCTGTTCGATTGACTGAAGAATCTCCGGCGGACACGCTTCGTTATCTTGAAAATTGACCTTGATATAATCCACATCATCTCGTTTACCATAAACTTCGACATAAAACCAGTATTCCGTAACGGGGTTCCAATCAAGATAGATACATTCTTTCGTTCGTACTTCCAATTCATCGAAAGCGACGAGAGAAACATTGTTCGCCTCATTGATGAACAACCGATCCCGCCGGCCGCCGCGCAATTTATCGGCATCATCCACTCCGAAAAATTCTATCTGGCTTCCGGTCTCGAACGTATAGATATGATCCGTCTCTTTCCATCGGGAATCCTTCCAATACTGATGCGCCTGCATGATACGCTGGAACTCCCTGATTGCTCCTTTTTTAAGGTGCGGCAATGATTCAGAAACGATACTCGTTAGGGTGGGCGTCGTATCGCTTTGGGCGGCATGAATGAGCAATAAAATGATACTGATTGTCTTGGATGCGCCGGTGCCCCCTTGAATTGCTCTGATGCGTTTTTGAAGCGCGACGATTTTAGCAGTAGCGGTCGTGATGACATAGCTCATGCTCTAATGATTTTTATTCTCATATTTAACAAGAATTTGAAGAATCGGGATTGGCTTTCCCTCCGGTCCGGGAAGTTCGATTTTGTCCGGCACCACTTTCTCGTAATGTTTTGAAATAAGTTTATCATTCCCCGATAGTTCTTTCGCCAGCATAATCTCGCGGACGGACATCTTCACCTCGGAATCTATACCCGCTTTGATGTCGTGGAGGAGTTGATTATATTTTTTAATAACCGCGTGTATTTCTTGAGGAGAATATAAAAGATCATGCTCGTTCATGTATCGCTCATGTTCCTCCTTCGCGGTCTTGCGGCCGGTTTTACGGCCTTTGATGCTTTTCCTTCCGCTCCCCGGGCCGCCGGAAAAGTTGGGATTGCCTT